GCTTCATTAGTGAATGTTCGACAAGAGTTTTCGACAACGCTAGTGGAAAATGATAATTTAACACGGCATGGGGTTATGAGATTTCGTGTCGTTGTGTTTGACAGCTAAAGGAGTAAAGACATGGCGGCACAAAAAGGTTCAGCCCTACTACTTAAAATTGGTGCAGATAATACTGCGGCAGCAAGTTCAGATTCTTACACTACAATCGGTGGTCTAAGATCAACTTCACTTACAATGAATGATGAAGCAGTAGATGTCACAACTAAGGATAGTTCTAATGTAAGAGAATTAATGGCAAACGGTGGCATTCAAACAATGACAATAAGTGGCTCTGGTGTGTTTACAGACGCAGCTTCAGAAGCAACTTTGCGTAGTGCTTTCGGTGCAAGTGATTTCCACAACTTTCAAATTATTGTCCCAGACTTCGGAACATACACAGGTGAGTTTATGGTAGCGTCATTAGAGTATGCAGGTGAGCATAATGGTGAAGTTACGTATTCTGTAACACTAGAAAATTCTGGCGCATTTACATTTGCAACTGTTTAAGGAGTTTAGAGAATGGCTTGGGAAAAAGTTACAATACATTTTAATGAGACCATGCTTGCAGGTCATTCTCGCGGTACTATGTTCACTATTCCATGTGCTGCAAAGTTCGAAGTTGGTGATGTAATATCGGCTAATGGAAAAGAATTTAAAGTAACATCTGTTATAGATGTAGCAGGTCGTGGCGAAGTTTTTGAAATTGAAACAGAGGAGGTCAAGAGTGACAAACCCAAAGCGCGGAGAAGTGAAGCTGACTCTGAGTAGTCAGACTTTTAAATGTAAGATCAATATGGACGTTTTAATGCGGATTGAAACTGCATTAGGCAAGGGCGTTTTAAAAGTCGCTCAAGATATTGCAGAAGCCAATCTGACAACAATGGATATGATAGCAATACTTACTCCTGTTCTTCGGTCTAGTGGCAAGGATTTGAATGAGAAAGAGGTAGGTCAGCTTATTTGGTCAACAGGTTTTGCAGAGACATTAAAGGTGATTGCTGAGCTGTTGGCTTTTATCATTGCAGATGAGCAACCAGAGGGAAAGGTACAGGAGGTGGCGAACGGCTAGATTATATTCCTTGGGATGATTGGTTAAAACTCGCTTTAGGAAAAATGCGAATGACCTCAGATGAATTTTGGAACATTTCTCTCAAAGAATTTCTTTTAGCAGTTGAAGGATTTATAGAGTTTAATTCTGACGGTAAGCCACCACCGATGAATAAGAATGAACTTGAGGAACTTATGGAAAGGTATCCTGATTAATGGCAACAACTGTAGATACATTACTTGTTCGCATTGAAGCGGACATGGCTGATTTAAAAAGAGACCTAAATCGTATCTCTGCTTCTACAGAAAAAGCCACTCAAAGTATGTCTAACAGCTTTCGAAGGGTTGGTCAGGCGATAGCGGCAGTTGGTGGCGCTGCCGTTTTTGGTAACTTCATCAAAGGTTCAATCCAAACAGGTATTCAAATCCAGTCTTTAGAGGTGCAGCTAAAGGCATTGTTAGGTAGCGCAGAGGAAGGTGCAAAAGCGTTTGACCATATGCAGAGGTTTGCTGCTAGAGTGCCTTTTAGCTTGCGTGATATTCAAAGAGGTGCAGGCTCGTTAGCGGCAGCATCTGGTAATGCAGATAATTTAAATGCGCTCTTACAAGTCACTGGTAACATTGCTGCTCAATTTGGCATGAGCTTTGACGAAGCGGCTATGAATTTACAAAGAGCGTTATCAGCAGGTATTGGTGCGGCTGATTTATTTCGTGACAAAGGTGTTAGTGCTTTTGCAGGTTTTGAAGCAGGTGTTTCGCACAGCGCAAAAGAAACCGCAGAGATTTTAATTAGAACTTTTGGAAAAGGTGGAACTGCAGATGGTGCAATAGAAGAATTTGCACAAACCACTGGCGGTGTATTGTCTATGCTTGGCGATGCAATATTCACCTTTCAAGGGACTGTTGCCTCAAGTGGTTTAACAGACGGTTTTGAGGTTTTGACGCAAACCCTTGCTGATACTTTAAATGAGTCACGCAAAATCGCGGCAGTTGTAGGTGTTATTCTTGGAAAAGCTTTTGAAGGGCTTGCAGTTATAATTCAGACAGTCAAAAACAATCTAGATACAATTATACTTTCTTTTGGGATTTTTGCAGGATTAGGACTTGCAAATCTATTTGCTAGGATAGCTTTTCGGGCGATTGCATTTGTCAAAGCGTTGCGCAGTGTTGGACTTTTATTAGGTCTAATTAATGTAGTCGGTAAAGGCAGTTTAAGAACATTTCTTTTATTAGGTGGTGTTATTGCTTTCATAGGCAATGCTTTCCCAGAATTTGAGGAAAAAGTTAGGGGCGCATTAGGGCGCTTGGCAGAAGATGTTGCTGACGCTTTAGAAACTACCCCATTTGGAGAAATAACCGAACAGATTAAGGAGGCGATAGGAGGCCTTAGTGATGCAGAGTCTAGTCTAAAAAAAGATATACCGTTTGAGTTTGTTGGAGGTATGTTTGACACCAAAGAGCTAGAAGAGATCAATAGCTTAATTAGCAAAAACACAAACAGCACAAAAAGTTTGCGTGAACAAATTGCATTATTAAAAAGGGTTGGCAACGACAGTGAATTGTTCGCAGGTGCACAAGAAGCATTGGCTTCTTTAGAGCATCAATTACGGATGGAAACAGAGCCAGTTTTTGCAAGCTTTGTAGAGGCGGCAACAGGTCTTGGGGATGGGATCACTAGCCTTTTCCAAAAAATGGTTGAAGGCACAAAAGTTACATTGAACGATTTTAAAGCAATGATACGTCAAACGGTGGCGCAAGTCATAGCTCAGATATTCCGCTTAACCATTGTAAATGCAGTATTAAATTCAATATTTCCTGGTCTGAGATTGCCAACAGCAACCTTTTCATCGTTGTTAGGGGGTAGAAATACTGGTGGTGCGATGTCCCCAAGACAGCCTTACTTGGTTGGTGAACGTGGTCCAGAATTAGTCGTGCCTAACAGTGCCTCTACAGTGATGAACAGCAATAATACTAGGTCAGCTTTAGGTGGTGGAAGTGGGGTCACAGTTGTTCAAAACATTAACGTAACAACAGGGGTACAGCAGACAGTAAGAACAGAGATCAGGTCATTAATGCCAGAGATAGCGGCAAGTGCCAAAATGGCGGTAGCAGATACTAAAAGACGTGGCGGTGGTTTCGGGAGGGCATTTTCCTAATGGCAATAACTTATCCTTTAACGCTTCCAACAGTCACAGGAATTAAGAGTATTAAGTGGACGATGGTCACTGCAACAGCATATTCGGAAAGTCCATTTACTTTTGCAGGTCAAACCCATGCTTACACAGGAGAAAGATGGGAAGCAGATATAACCCTGCCAAGAATGAAAAGAGCGAATGCAGAACAATGGATTTCTTTTTTAGCAAGTTTGCGCGGTCGTTTCGGTTCATTTTTGCTGAATGATCCAGACGCAACAAGCCCAAGAGGAACAGCTACAGCGGCTACGATTAGCGGTGCGGCAGGTGATAGGACAGTTTCCGCAACGGTCACAAACGGCCAGACATTATTGGCAGGTGATTATATACAGCTTGGGACAGGATCGGACAGCACTTTACATAAGGTCATACTGGACTTCACAGGCACAGGGAGTGCGGCAGACCTTGAAATATTCCCTGCCCTCAGGAAAACACGTTCAAGCGTCTCTGCCGACCTTACAAGTGCCTCAGGACTATTTAGATTAAACAGTAATGAATCTTCATGGAGTGCAGACGAAGTAAGTAGCTATGGTATTACATTCGGAGCAGTTGAGGTTGTATGACAAGGAATATAAACGCAAGTCTTGTTTCTGCTTTAAGCAACAGCGAGTTAGAACCGTTTTATGCTGTTAAGCTTAATTTCGTTACTTCTACGCTTAGACTGTGGACAGGATATGGCGATAAAACAATCAATAGCGAAACGTATATTGGCACTGGCAACCTACTGAACATTGAGGGTTTGGAGGAAGTAAGTGACCTTTCCACCAGAGGCGCAACATTAACGCTTAATGGTTTAGACAATACAGTTTTGACCTATGCGCTAACAGAAAATTACCAAGGTCGGGTCGTTGAGATATATTGGGGTGTCAACGGTGTAACGGAAGTTGCAGAAGTTTTCTCAGGTTTTATGGATCAAATGACAATCCTTGATACTGGTGAAACTTCATCAATTAAATTAACAGTAGAAAGTCGATTGATAACTTTGGAGCGAGCGGTGGTAAGAAGGTATACCGAAGCAAGCCATGCATCAGTGATAGCTACGGAAAATAATAGAGATAGTAATACCTATACGCAGTCCAATGATAGTTTTTTTAGATGGGTTGCACAATTGCAAGATAAACAAGTGCCATGGGGTAGGGAGACGGAGGAGCCTGATGATGACTCCTGATTTGGATATGTTAAACAATTACATTGCAAGGGTTAAGCACCAACCTTTTGTGTGGTTTAAAAACGATTGTCTTACATTTACAAATGGTGCGTTTAAAGCAATGTATGGAAAGGGTTGGGCAGATGATTGGGTCGGAAAGTATGATCAGGGTGGTAAACCTTTTAAAAGAGATCAGCTTAGAAAAATTTTTAAGGCAAAAACGATTGAAGAAGCAATATCTGGAAAGCTTAGAAGGGTTGATGGATTACCGCCAAAGGGGTGTTTGGTTTTAACAGACCAATGCCGACGATGGGTGATAGGTAAAGCAATGGGGATCGCTTGGGGTCGAAATGCTTTGTTTCTAAATAACGAGGGGCTTGATGTTTTGCCTATAGAAAATATTACAAGTGCGTGGAATTTAGATGAAGTATAAGTTAGGTGATCTTACGGTAAAGCACTGGAATGATTGGGATAATGTACCAAGGCATCCCGTAATAGTAGGGCAAGCAATCGTTACCGCGTTAGGTCTTAGCTCAGTCATACCTGCGATTTTAATACCTATTATTGGCGGCATAGCTATCGGTGTGGTAGTAAACTGGGCATTTAAAGCCATGATGCCAGATATGGATGGCGGTGCTTTTGGTTCTAGTCGCGGTTTATTTGCAAATACAAGATCAGCGACAGCAGCACAAGAAATCGTTTATGGCACGGTAAGAAAAGGCGGTGTTATTACATATTTAGAGTCGACTGGAAGTACAAATGAATATTTACATCAAATCATCTGTCTTGCAGGTCACGAAGTAAACTCAATCGGTAATATTTATATCAACGATCAAGAGATTGCTTCCAATGAGATTGATAATGATGGCTTTGTTACAAACTCAACATGGCAGGATAATGATGGAAACTCTACTATACTAATCAAAAAGTTCACAGGCAGTACGACACAAAACGTATATACCACTTTAAGTGCTATAAGTGATGGTAACACACCGAATTGGGCAAACGGTCAATCAGGTGATGATACTGCTTTCAGAGGGCAAGGTATAGCGTGTTTGTATGTAAGGTTAAAATATAACCAAGATGTTTTTGCACAGGGCGTACCATTGTTCACCGCTGTTGTGGAGGGCAAAAAGGTTTATGACCCGAGAAACGCATCAACATCTTTTTCTGCAAATGCAGCATTATGTTTGAGAGATTACCTCACATCAGGTTACGGATTGAATAATAGCGGTGATATTAACGACACCGTGTTTTCTGCGGCAGCAAACACGTGCGATGAAGATGTGACGTTAAGCGGTAGTGGCACAGAGAAAAGGTATGAAATCAACGGTGTGCTATCTTTAGACAGATCACCACAAGACATTCTTGCAGATATGGTTGCTTCTTGTGCAGGAACTTTGTTCTGGGGGCAAGGGCAGTGGCAGCTAGTGGTTGGTGCATATTCAACGCCAGTTAAGACTTTTACCTTAGATGATTTCCGTAGCGAAGTTACTTTGGAAACTAAGCCAAGTAGGAGGGATAACTTTAATATTGTCCGTGGGATGTTTAATAATGCAGAAGATGATTGGCGAAGAGCTGACTATCCAGAAATAAGAAGTGCGACATTCATATCGGACGATAGTGGTGTTGAAAATGTTTTAGACTTTCCTCTTCCTCTTACCACTTCTAAAGCAACCGCACAGCGTATTGCAAAGATGACCTTGTTTAGAGCAAGGGAGGGAATGACCCTTAGTGCAAAATTCAGCTTAAAAGCGTTAGAAGTGCAGGTCGGAGATATTATCGAAATAACAAACTCACGGTATGGGTTCAGCGCGAAAGATTTTGAAGTAATCGGTTGGAGGCTTGAAGCGAGTAGAGATAGTGGAGAGCTGTCAGTAGGCTTAACATTACGTGAAACTTCATCATCAGCTTTCAGTTGGTCGGCAGAAGAGGAAGATTTAAAGAGCAATAACAGTACATTAACCGATTTAAGGGCAGGTCTAAGTCCGTCAAATGTTACAGTCACTGATATTGGAACAGTTCAGAATGATGGATCATTTGTATCTCAAGTAAGGGTTTCTTGGACTGCGGCTGCAAGTGAATTTATAGATCACTATGAGGTTCAGTATAAAAAGGTAAGTGACAGCAATTATTTTAGCACACAAGTTGCGAAAGAACTCACTGCGGTTAATATAGGGTCTTTAGAAAGTGGGGTGCAATATAACTTTCGGGTAAGGGCTGTTTCTGTAAAAGGTAATAAGGGCTCATTTGTATCGGCAACTGCACATACTGTTGGGGGTGATACAACTGCACCTTCTCCAGTAACATCATTAACAGCCACAGGTGGGGCAAAGCTTGTTACTTTAGATTGGACTGCGCCAACAACACAAGTTGGTGGAACCACGTTATATGATCTAAAAGGCTATAATATTTATAGATCGACAAGTAATTCTCAACCAGCAAATCCTATTGCCTTTGCATTAACAGATAAATTTACAGACACAGCATTGGCAGTTAATACTCAATATTATTATTGGGTTGAGGCGGTAGATTTCTCAGGAAATGCAAGTACAGCGGCAACTGCAAATGCAACAACAGACGCAACAACAGGCGGTGCAGATACAGATACAAGCGTTTACTCTGGAATATTATATTATACGACACTGCAAGATGCCGCACCTTCTACTCCAACGAATAATACTGGAACATTTAGTGTGTCTAATAAAGCATTTAGCACACCACCATCAGGATGGTCACATAGTCAAACAACAGTCAGCAATACAAGCTTTTCAGAAAAAGAGTGGACTGTTCCTTATACCGTTGAAGTAGATGTAAATGGAAACGTAACAAGTATTACTTATGGTGAAACCAATGGTGCTTTCCAAATTACTGATACGATTGAAAGCGAGAACTTTAGTGCAGGTTCGCAAGGTTGGCAAATAAAAGAGGATGGAACGGCAGAGTTTGGCGCGGCTGCAATAAGAGATACTTTAACAGTTGGGCAAATACCTGATTTGTCAGACACTTATGCAACTGGAACAATTCCCACAAACGTGAGTGATTTGAATAACGACTCAGGATTTGTAGATAGTTCTGCACTTTCGGGTTATGCAACAACCACTGATCTGGGAACTAAAAATAAAATTTTCTATCAATCCACCACGCCTACTGCAACCGCAATAGGTGATCTTTGGTTTAATACGTCAACTTATGTAATAAAAAGATGGAATGGTTCTTGGGCTGATGTAGGATTAACCGCATCAAGTATTGTCGCAGGTACAATTGATGCTAATGAAGTTACGATAAACAATTTAGATGTCGATAATATTTCGGCAGGTACTATTGAAGTTGCTTATCTTCCCGGTCTTACTCAAATTGATACGTTATCTTTGTCTTCTACTACTGCCTCAAGTAACTCAGCTACTCCAATTACTAATATACGCACATCAGCCACACTTCCTTCTGTTGTTTGGACTTTTGGTGGTAATGGTTCTAATCATTATAAAATTTCTAATTCTCCAACATTATCAAATTTAACATCTGGTTCAACTTTACTTGGAACATATACTGCTCTTATAACATATAGCGGAAGTGGAGGTAGTGGTCTTGGAAGCCCATGGATGTTTATCAAGCGTGGAACTACACAAGCATATCAATTAGTTGCTAATACTTCTGGAGCAGCATCCAGAGGTGGATTAAGTGTTTCCGCTTTTTATGAAGTATCAGGAGCTTTAGCATTAGAAACTGGAACCAGTTCAACTGCAAGTCTTGATTGGCACTTTACGGGCGGATCATCATCATTTAGATTTATTTCCTTAAATATGACTTTAATGGAGTTTGTTAAATAGGAGACAATAATGTTACTTTATAATAATATAACTGGTCTCATTATGTCACGGATCAAACCAGATTCAAAAGCTCAAGCCTTTGCAGATATGAATGAAGAATTATCTGTAGTAAGTGAAAGTGGTCATAACGGTGAACTATATTATATAAACGGAAATTTTACAA